GAGATAATGAGAGTATTTAAAACAGGAAATTCCTACAAACAAAGTATGATATTCAAAAAATATAACATTGATTACAAAAAGGTAATAATTAGCTTGAAACCAGTGAATATAATATTTCATGAGACTGATAAGGATCAAAGAGGTGATGGGCGTGAAATCTATGTTATGGACTTAGAAACAAAAACATTGCAGCAACCTTTAGAAAATTTCTTTAAAAACCTATGCTATTATGTTCCAAATGAAATTATCAGTGTGCCATCAGCCAAAAGATTGTCTAGAATACATTCAAAAATGTTTGAAAGGGAAGAAGGTGAATGTTCTGAATGGACTTTTGCAACACTTGATTGTGAAAGATGGGCTCCAAAAACCAATATTAACAAATACATTTGGTTTATAATTGGGATGGCTGATATTCTTCCTAAAGGTTTTTTAAAATATTTCTTTGGCTTTATAAATATGTATTATAATAAAAGAGTTTATATAAACAAATATACACATGAGGCAATATTTAATAATGACAAAATGAATGATTTTAAAAAATACTTCAATTTTGATGAAGAGAGGGCTGAATCATATTACATGGTTATGCCTTACAGTTTCATGATGGGGATTTTCAATTATTTGTCCAGTTTAATGCATGCTGCTAACATAATGTGGTGTAATGAAATAATACCAAAAATATTAATTAGAAATGGAATGGATCCTGTGTTCAGAGCTAATATTGATGCTCACTCTGATGATAGTGGTGGTAAATTTGAATCTAGAACTAAAGCTACATTAACAATGGGTATAACTTTGTACGAAATATTGTTGAAACTTTGCAACCATAATTTATCATTAAAGAAATGTGTTTTGTCGAAAAGAAAATATTTTGAAATGTTGAGTATTCTATACATAAATGGTAGATTAACACCACTTATTGCAAAATTTGTTTCTAATTTAGAATTCAATCCTACCGGTAAAGGCCCTGCTTCAGATTTTATGTCATGTATAAGTTCATGCATAGAGTCAGTGAGCATGGGATGTACAATGGGAGAAGCTTTTTTAAAAAAGTTGTTAATGGGAGATTTTATTTGTGATTTTTATAAAATAAAAAAAGTCACTAATGTACCAGTTCACAATTTAGGATTTCCATGTAGTAACCCAATCCTTGATCTTTTATCGGGATCTAACTCTGATGTTATAAGGCTATTCATGGTTGATCCAGAAGATCTGATGTTAGAATTAACTGTTACAAACATGTGCTTCAATGAAACTTTGGAAACAGGATTTAAGAGTATTGTTGCGAACAGTAAATTAAACATAAAGAAAAATTTAACTACACAGAAAAACAAGGTTGGGAAATTCTTGGATAAATTTTGTGAAAAATTGAAAGAGTTTTCTAAAAATGATTATGATAAATTGATAGATAACCTTTGCAAATCAAAGACAAGCCACTCATTTGTATCATTAATAAAATTTAATGAGCTTTATAAAAGTAAGGACTACTGTAGTAGCTTAATGTATGAAAACAAAACCAGAAAATTAATAAAATCTTTAAAATTGGTAGGAAGTGCAGTTGTTAATATATTAGATAAACAGTACAAATTTAGAGATGCTAGAAATGAATTGAATAAACTAAAATTTCTATACATTGAAAATTATTTGAAATTCAATGAAATGTATGTTATAATATCAGCCGAAAAAAAGACAGAAATTTTTGAAAAAAACAAAAAACTATACAAAACTATCTTGGAAATCAACTTGTCTGAAGTTATAAACTTGTACAAAAGGTTAGCTTTTATTGAAGAACAAGAATATAATATAGTTAACAG